GTCCTGCTCCTGTTGGCGAACACCAATTAGCAGACGGCACTAAAATTGTTTTAGACGAAGCCGCTAAAATCTTATCTATTGAAACTCCAGAAGCAGAAGCTAAAGAAGCTGACGAAAACCCTGCTGAAATGGGTAAAAAGATGGACGAGAAAATGGCAGACGAAATCGCTGCTTTAGTTTCTGAAAACGAAAATCTTAAAACACAAGTAGCACAATTAGAGGCAAAAGTTAAGAATGGCTTTAGTCAAGTAGCTGAATTAATAGAAGCACTTACAAAGACACCTAACGCTGAACCTATTGCGCAACCAAAAAACAACTTTTCTGCTAACGTAACTACAAAGGAAATGAAGTACGATAGATTAGAAAAATTTAGAAACGCTTTATTAAACAAATAAAAATAAAATAAAATGGGATTTGATGTATCTGCATTAGCAAACTATACAAAAGAAAACGAAGCTCTACTTGTAACTTCATCTGTATTGGGTGCAAAAACTGCGTCTCTTATTAAGAGCGCTGGAAATATTATGGTTGGCGTTAAGAGTTCTGAGAAGATAAATATTTTAAGCACAGACGCTATCTTTCAAGATGGTGCTTCTTGCGGCTTTAATGCTTCTGGTTCTACTACCTTTACTCAACGTACTGTAACTCCTGGTAAAATTAAAGTAAACGAAGCTTTATGTCCTAAAGACCTTGAAGCAAAGTATTTACAAAAAGCTTTACCTACTGGTTCTATGTATGACAGTATTCCTTTTGAGCAAGAGTATAGCGAAAAGAAAGCTAAAACTATTGCTGCTCAATTAGAAACTGCGTTATGGACTGGAGACACTTCAAGTGTGAATGTTAACCTTAACCGCTTTGATGGTCTTGTAAAATTAATAGGTGCTGCTTCAGGTGTTGTTGCTGCTAACGCTTCAACTTTTATTTCAGGTGCGCCTTTAAGCTCTATCACTGCTGCAAACGTAATCTCTATCTTTGATGGTGTTTACCAAGCAATCCCTGCACAAGTTGTAGCGGCTGACGATATGACTATCTTCTGCGGTCAAGATTTATTTAGAACTTACACTGTTGCTCTTAAAAATAGCGGTAGCTTCAATTACCAAATTGATGTAAAAGCTGATAGCGAATTTGTATTACCAGGTACTACAATTAAAGTTATTGCAGTTGCAGGTCTAAACGGAACTAACAAAGTTTACGCTATGCGTTTAAGCAATATGTTCTTAGGTACTGACTTATTGAACGAAGAAGAAAAGTTTGAAATTTTCTATGCTAAAGAAGCTGACCAAGTACGTTTCGTATCTGAGTTCAAAATGGGTGTAAACATCGCCTTCCCTGACGAAGTAGTGAAGTTTATTCTTGCATAATTTATAGGGTAGGTTGAAATATACCTACCCATTTTTTCAAACTAATTTAATTCAATAACAATGGCTTGTGCTTTAACTCAAAATTATACCTTAGATTGTAAAGACAGTTTAGGCGGTATAACCGAAGTTTATTTTATGGCAGCTGGAGATGTTACCTCTACAACTGAGGCAAGTGGTGTAATTACCGCTTTAGTAAAAGCATCTGGTAAAAGGTTCTATAAGTACGAACTTGTAAAAGGCACTTCTCAATTAGTTGAGAATGTTAATGCAAACGTACAGAATGGAACTATCTTTTATGCTCCTGAATTAACTATCGTATTAAACAAATTACAAGCGAACACAAGAAACGAAATCTTGTTGTTGGCTCAAAACACTTTAGTGGCGGTTGCCAAAGATAACAATGGCAAATACTGGTACTTAGGAAAACAAAGAGGCTTAGACCTTACAGGCGGTAGCGCAGGTACAGGAACGGCAGAAGGCGATAGAAGTGGTTACACTTTAACCTTCACAGGTGCGGAAGCTGCCCTTGCTCCAGAAGTAAACTCAACTGTGGCAGGTCAATTAACTACCGCAGGTTCTTAGGTTGTTTTGGTTTTGTATATAGATGCCCTCGGACTTAATTGTTCGGGGGTTTTTTATTTTGCAAACAATCGTGATAGTTTATATTTATAGTTGTGATAAGATTAATTAAGGGGCAAACCCAAAACATAATACTTACCTTGACTGAGAAGCAGCTTTTAACAAGCCCGAACTATCTATTTATTTTCGAGAATAGATCAACAAATACGGACATCAAATTTGTAAGGCTTAACAATACAGATATAAGCGCATACAAGGATAGGTACAACGAGTTCACTATTGTAGTTAATAGCTTCTTTAATACGGCTTTAAACGGGCAATACACCTACACAATCTACGAGCAAACAAGTACTACCAACACAAACCCGACGGGCTTAAACTTGCTTGAAACAGGCATAATGGAACTTGAGGGTACAACTATATCATTCACAGAATACGAAACAACAAGCACATTCACAATTAGACAATAATGGAAATACAAGTATTGACATTTGCCGAGGCAAAGCAACCGGAATATAAAGAGAAAAAAGGCGAAGGGTATATGCAGTATGGTCAAAATAATGACTATCCTCAATACCTATTAGACCTTTTTAACAAGTCAGCAAAGCACAATGCTATCGTAAGAGGCAAAGTGAACTACATTGTTGGTAATGGTTGGGCAGGAGAGCAGCCTATTGTTAAGCAAGTTAATAGAGAGGAAACTTTAAATGATCTAACTAAAAAGGTAGCTTTAGATATTGAACTATTTGGCGGTGCTTATATCCAAGTTATTTGGTCTGTAATGGGCGAACAAATCGCTGAGTTATGGCATTGTGATTATACAAAGATTAGAACTAACAAAGACAACACGCAGTTCTGGTATAAAGAAGATTGGAAAGCTACACGCAATCAAGAAAAAGCTGAGATATACAATGCGTTCAATCCTAAAAACCCTGTAGGTGTTCAAATACTTTATGTAAAGGAATACAGACCGGGTATGAATGTTTATAGCCTTCCGGGTTATTTCGGTGCGCTTAACTACATTGAAAGTGATGTTGAAGTTAGTAAGCACGTTTTAGGTAATGCTCAGACCGGGTTTTCTGCCAGTAAACTTATTACTTTACCAAACGGAGAGCCAAGTCCTGACGAGAAACGTGCAGTTAGCAGACAGTTTGATAATATGTACACGGGTGCAGACGGCAAGAAGTATTTACTTGCTTTTGTAAATGATGCAACAAGAAAGCCTATTGTAGACGATTTGGGTGCGAGTGATTTAACTAAAGAAGATTTTGGAAGAGTAGATGAGTTAATACAGAATAACATTTTTAGCGGACACCAGATTACAAGCCCTGACCTTTTTGGTATTGCAGTTCCTGGTCAATTAGGGAATAGACAACAGATGCGTGATAGCTACGAAATCTTTAACAACACTTATATTCGTTACAAGCAAATGCAATTAGAAGGTGTATTTAATATGCTTGGACAATATGCAGGGGTAACAGAGGAATTGATGCTACAACCTACCGACCCAATCGGTATTGATTTTAGCGAAAGCGTTATAAAGGAAGTAGCACCAAAAGAATGGATATTAGAGAAGCTTGGTATTGATCCAACTAAATACGGAATGCCTATTGAAAGTGAGCAACCAATGGCAGCAAGTCCTTTAAGTGTGAACGAGCATATTAAAGGATTGAAAGGTCGCGAGTGGCAAAATATGCAGCGCATTATTCGTGATTTTAACAAGGGTAAGATTACCAGAGAACAAGCAAGTTCTATGCTTAAGGGCGGTTATGCTTTGAGCGACGAAGAGGTTGCTACTTGGTTAGGTGCTGAAGATTTAGAATTTAGCGAACAAGATTTTCAAGTGTTCTTTGAGTTCGGAGAAGATAGAAACAACTACGAGGTTCTTAAAAGCAAAACAAGATTTAGCGACGATGCTGACTTTGAAATGTTTGCAGATGTAACACAATTACAAAGCAATATCTTGGACTTAATTGTTAAGGATAAAAGAATTACCCCTGAGGTAATAGCTGACACTTTAAAAGAAGATGTGGGTGCGGTTAAGCGTGTTATTGATCTATTAATCGAGAAGGGGTTTATTAAGACAAGCGAAGTAAAGCAAGGCAAAGGGATTGATAGTAACGTTATTATCGAAAGGGAATTAACTGCGCCTATTGGTAAAATTGTTGAAGCTATAAAGCCACAAACAACGCAGATTTTAATTCGTTACACATACGAGTGGAAAGCAGGTTTTAATGATAGCGATTTAGATACAAGCAGACCTTTTTGCAAATACTTAGTTACTGCTAATAAGTTTTATACTCGTAGCGATATAGAGCAAATGAGTGCAAGGCTTGGCTATTCTGTATGGGATAGGCGAGGCGGTTGGTACACTAAGCCGGGAACAAATACACATTCTCCAAGTTGCAGACACGAGTGGCGTTCAAACATAGTTAAAAGAAAATAAAGATGAGTTTAAACACATTATTCATAAGCGTACAGAATATTAAAGACAGGTCTGGCTTACACGCTAACGTAGACGAGAAACTTGTATTGCCTGAGATCAAAACGGCTCAAGATATTTTTATCCTACCGGCTTTAGGAAGTGCTTTATACAACCGACTACAAGCAGGTATCACGGCTAACAACTTAAACGCTAACGAGGTTTTATTGTTAGATAACTATATTGCAGATACTTTGGTACACTATGTACTTAGTGAATTACCTATGGGCTTATCGTACCAATTCTATAACAAAGGCTTGTTAAGGAAAGGTGGCGAGAATACAGAGAACCCTTCTATGCAGGATATGATTGATGTGGCGAATAGATACAAGACCCGTGCTGAGTTCTACAAGCAAAGAATGATTAAATACCTAAAAGAATATTCTACACTTTATCCTGAGTACTTGAACCCTGGAAGTGGCATTGATGCAATACACCCTGAGAATGATGCTTACACAACGAGCGTTTGGTTAGGAGATTTTGATTGCTGCGCAGGTAAAAGCTTCGAGGAACTTTATCAAGGGAATAGAGGTTGTAGTGATTGCTAATTATGAGTAAAGTAACAACAATAAAAAACCAAAATAAACTGCGTGTTTATTTAGA